CAAGCAGGCTTCGGCGGTCATCGAGCTGCAGTGCATCGACGATAACCAGTAATGGCGAAGCAGAGCACCCCAATCGAGCCGAAGTCCCGGGCGGACTTTGAGAAGGCCATCACCGACTTTGCCGAGCAGGTGAAGGTCGAGCGCGACATCATCTGCAACGAGCAGATGCGCCTGATGCTCAGGGATGCTATGATCTTCACTCCTCCACTGCCCAAGGGCGGGGGCCGTGGCCTGAGTGACGCCGCCCATAAGGCGGGCATGAACAAGACCGGGAATGACATCAAACGAATCTTTATCCCGCAGGACCAGCCCATCAAGGGCAGGACAGTCTTCCTTCGCAACGTCATCAACTCGGTCAAGGGCAACGATACGCAGTCTTTTTACGAGCTGCATTCCAACGTGACCGAGTCGAAGATTGAAAGCCTGTCCCCGGTCATGCGCAAGATCATGGAGGACACCAACTGGCAGCGGGCCATGACGAAGGCCAAGAACTACCTGAGCAAGACAAGCATCGTCGGACGAGGAAACAAGGTCGTCGGCCTAGCCACCGACCTGCGCTCAATCCACGACAAGGCCAAGTCCGCAGTCGGCGGCAGGTGGCCCAAGTTCAGCCGATACATCGGCCCGCAATATTTCGCCGCGTCAACTGAAGCCCTGAAAGCCTACATCGTGGAGCGCCAAATGAAGGTCGGTCGCGTCAAGGCCGGGTATGCTTCCGCCCTGCTCCTGATGCCCAGGCTTGTCTCGGGCAAAGGCGTAGCTCGTAACGTAGGGGTTTATAACGCTCCATGGGTCGATGCAAACCGATCCAGCAACGGACAGTTCAGCATGACCAAATCCGGGACGACCACGTCGATGACCGCCGTCAACCTTATCGGTAACATCAATAACGTCGCCAACGAGGCGAACACCAAGAACATCGTCTACGGCAACCGCGTCAAACAACTGACCAATGCTGTGGCCGCACGAATCAAAGACAAAGCCGAGCGCGCCAACCGCCGCCGCAAATAACCTTATGCCTGGAACATACTCCGCCCGCCATATCGTGGAAGCCGCCCTGGCCTCCTACCTCTCCGCCCAAGTCGAACTGGCCGGGGTCAACATCTACACCGGCGACGGTGCGGATACCAACGTGCTGCCGAAGGCCATCGTCCTTTGCGACTCGGCCAGGGCTCCCAGCGGACTCCCCGAGGGGCTTGGCAACTACTCCTGCTCGATTCGCTTGTCCCTATCGGACTCCGCCGACGACGTGACCCTCACGGATCACCGCGCCCGATGCGCCGCCATCGCCGGGGCCATGCAGGACGTGGAGGCCATTCAAGCCGTCTTCGCGGCGCAGGGGGATGCCTACTGTTACGACGTCACGCCCATGTCCGAAAACGAGGGGTTCAACGAGCGCTCTTGGGTTTCGGCCTTTGCCTACGATGTCCTTATCGTGGTGAACCCAGAAGCCTAACCTTCCCTCGGAAACAATAGGTATATGGCAGCAATTCTCAAGGGCGTCGTCTGCAAGTATGGTTTGCTCGATACCGTGTCCTCTTTGCAGGTGCAAAGTTACACGGTCACTTCCGACTTCCAGAACACCCAGACCGTCAAAGGACTCGATGGTAAGACCATCACCGTCAGGTATGACGACCGAAAGAGCATCATCACCGTCGAGGGTATCGCCATCACGTCTACGATTCCTGAGCTTGGCGGCACGTTCGCGTTCACGACCAACACGGAGTCTTCGTATGATGGCGGCACGTCCAACAGCTCTTATCGCGGAGTGATTACCAAGGTGGACGACAAGGGCAGCAACCAGAACTGGACCACCGTCTCGATCACTGCGGAGTGCTACGAAGGCATCTCGTACGTCTAACCAATAAACCCTCGTGGACGCAAGGTTCCTATCCTCGTTCACAGACCCGGCCCCGAATGTGAAAGTTCTGGGTCGTTTTGTTTCGCCTTTCTGCCTGCGTCACCGGGTCACCCTCACCGCCGCCGACAGTCCAATCCTCAAGGCCAACGCGGGCGTCCGCCCAATCGACCTGCTGGTGGCCGTCAAGATCTGCGCCGGAGAACCGCTGGGCAAACTAACCTGGAGGGACCATTGGGAACTCTGGAAAATGACCAACCGCGACTCTTACTTTGAGAGCCAAATCAAACTCTTCGGAGCCTATGCGCTGACCGAGGCTTGGCCCAAGTTCTGGGAAAAGTCCACCAAGTCGGGAGGAACCAACACCACGCCATGGATGCTGACGGTGGTCTGCAACCTCATCGCCAACGGCATCCCCGAGGAGCGCGCTTGGACGATGCCTGAATCGCAGGCCATCTGGATGCACTCAGGATTCGCCATCATGAACGGAGCGCAACTGAAGGTGCTCACGACCGAAGAAGAGCAGACGCTGGAAGAACTGAACAAAACCCTAAACCAATGAGCAACGAAGTACGCTTCAACATCACCGGCGACACTAACGCCGAACAGGTCGCTGGCCGCGTCAAGTCTTCCGTCGGCTCGATGGAGTCGCAAATCGACGGCATCGGCAAGAAGTTCAGCAACGCCTTCAAGGATATCTTCCTTTCCTTCTTCGCCCCGCTGGCCCTCCTGACCGCCGCTTTGTCCTTCATCTCGAAGGCCATTGACGAGAAGAACGACAAGATCAAGGCCGCCCAGGACCTTGCCGTAAAGGGAGAGTCTGAGTTCGTCGATGAGACAACCAAGGGGCTCGCAAGGCGCAGGGCTGAAAGGACAAAGAGCAAGGAAGAGGAGGAATTGGCAAAGGTCGCAAGGGAGGAAGAAACGTTTGAATACCTAAAAGAGAGCTCCGAGAACCGCGCCAAGGTCGAGGCCAAGATGACCCCGGCTCAGCGACTTAAATATTTCTTTCATTCTTACTCATCAGCCGCGAAACAGGAAGAGATGCAGCAACTCGTAGCACAGGTCTACAAGGAGGAGGAAGTCCCCAAGGGTTTCACGAACAAAGACTTCAAATCCCCTGAAGGCTTCTCCAATGTCGTCGGCGTGGGCGCAAGCCCGGTACTCGAAGCCATGACCCAGCAGCTCGAACAGCAGAAGATGCAGACCTATCTGCTCCAGCAACTCGTTGCAGGAAAGGATCAGGTCGGCGTAGACTTCACGAAGACCAACGTCATGAACCCTTCCCCTTACGGACTCTAACCTATGCCTAAAATCCAAGGACTAATCAAGACCGGGGAAGGACTCGATGCCTTCGGCCTTAAGCCTTCCAACCTTCAACCTGGCTGGAAGACAACGGATGACGGCTACGGACTGCAGACACTGCAGGCCACGTTCATCAAGGATTCTATTGATGGATCTTATAACCCATCGCGAGGTCTTGTTTTCCCTGTCGAGGGATACCAGGACTTCAACCTTCACAAGTGGTCCATCTCTAACGATGGATTGAAGTTATCTAAATATATCTGCGAGTACGTGTCCATCAACCCTACCTGCAACGACAGCGAGGGCGAATACACGAACCCTCAGGTGTCCATGTCCAACGGCCTTGCAACCGAGAACATCACCGCTCATCCCAACTTCTTCGTAAGGGCGACCGGGTTCATGGAAGGCCCTATTGCTGGAACGTCATACGCTGAATCAGACTTCGGACCTACCGTCGTCAAGTCCGACGGAACGAAGGGCAAGTCATACATCGGCGCAAACGGAGCCTGCTTCGAGCGCCAGACCGGAGGCCGCTTCATCGGCTTCGTAGACCCTCAATTCCGTGATGTCTACGGAAAGACCAACTACCTGACCCCGACCACCCAGTTCTCTGGAATCATGTATTTCGAGATGAACAACGAGTACGTCCAGGTATTCCGCAAGATGGTTGGCAGGTCATCCAACGGACGTAACTGGATCGGTCAGCTGCCTGATATCCTCCCGGCGTACATCGGGGACGAGTTCGTCGCGTCTAACGGCAATTACCAACTGCTGATGTCGCAGGTCAATTACGAGGACTTCGGCAACTTGGTTAAGGTTTCCTACGAAATCAGGTACTCGAAAGAAGGATGGCCTCAATTGGTCTATCCTACGGCCAACGACCCGGTCAACCCATGAGCCTGAACCCTGGATATGGCTACACGATGCGGACGTCCAACGGCGTCAGCATCTTGTCCATCGACCAGCCCTTCGTCGAGTACGCGGCGGCTGGTGGAGGCGATGCCTACAAGAACCAGTTTCAGGTCGAGATTGAGTCGGCCACCGTCACGCCTGAAGGCGGCGGCGAACCTGTCACCGAGACGCGC